ATAAGGATTGTCTGGGTTTGAGCTAGCAACATTTGGTGCTCTATTTGCTAATCCCATCTTAGATGATGTTGCTGCTGCTTGCTCTTGTTGCTGTTGACCCTCAACGACTGTTACTGTTGGTTTTGGCTTTGGTAACTCCGGTAAAGCATCTGCCTTACCTTTTAGTGCTGGAGCAGTAACTTGTGCTGAAATAGTTGCAGTTGCATCACTACCTTTTTCTTCAGGTTTCATACCGACAGTTGCTTCTGCATCAGTCGATTTAGTATCTGCTGCCTGCTCAGAAGTACCAGTAAGGTTACCCATAATATTTTTAGCAGTCGCAGACCCAACCACTGAAAATGCTAATCCACTTAATACTTTAAGCCATCCTGGTCCTGGTGTAAACCTTCTACCCATCTCAAAGGCGGCAAGACCACCAAATGATGAAGCAGCAAATTCTGATGGCGTTTCTTCTACTTGTGCAGCACCAGTGCCAGGCATCATACCTTCAGTGGTTTTACTAATAACATCAGCAGGACTTGCTGCTGGACTTTCAGCATCAATATCTTTACCACTAATAGCCTTAATTCCTTGTCTTATAATCTCATAAATTCCAGGACTAGAAGCCTTTACAATATTCTTCAGTTGATTTAAAAATGCCTTGATAGGTCTTTGGAATAGCTGAAGTGCAACTGCCTGAGCAATTCTTGTACCAATCCTAAGCAGTCCACCTCTGAATAAACCAAAACCAGTTTGAAGTGCAAGTAGAGTTAGTCCTACATCCCTCAAGTTTCGAAGGACATTATCTTTTATTTCATTTAACTTCTCACCATTGTTCTCAGTGAGTGCTACAATAGTTTGAATACCTTGATTGAGTAACCAACCAAAGAAGAGTTGGTTAAAGAAACTCATCAAGTTCATCAATGAGAATTGTGCTTTCTGACCAATCTTTTCTACAGGTGCAGCCAACACCGACTGCATTTTCTTCTCAATTATACTTTCTTTACCTTCTCTCAGTTGTTGCTCAGATAATATTCTTTCTTGATTGTTTTTCTGCTGTTGGCTTAAGTTTTCTAATGCAGCACCTTGAGTTGTTAATTGAGATATTCTTAGCAAATTATTATTCAGGAGAGTCATCTGACCTCCTATTCTTGATATAGTGTCACTGACACTTTGTAGAGCAACTTGATTCTGCTCCAATACTGCGGCAGTATCTCTATTTGCTATCGAAGCAATCTCTTTTGAAAGTGAGCTACTTAAAACAGGTCTTCCTAAAACTGAAGACGCAGATACAGTACTTCTAGCTCCACTTAGTCCACCTGCGATAGGTGATTGCATCTCAGCCATTTGCTCTTTGCTTCAGGGTTTCCTCCTCAATGTATTGCTGGAGAAGAGAAAGGTAAACTTCCTTTTCCCAAGGAATCATATTTTCTAGTTCTGTCAATGAATATTTATGATGCTGCATCAAGGCAAAATTAACCTTAAAGTATGACTCAAGATTAGTATGAGCCATACTCACCCGAAAAAAGATGTAAGTCCCTCAAGAACTACTTCACTTTCAACACCAGTATTAGGATTTTTGAGTTTAATCTTATGCGACAACTTAGGCATCGTATCAAAGAAAGTTTCAATCTCTTTGAATTGTTTCGAGCTCAGTTGCTCCAAGAACTCACGAAGTTCTTTCTTTGTGCAGTCAGATGCATTCCAAGATTCCTCTTCATTATAAACTTGCTCAATACAAGAAGAAATCAAATCAAAAGTATCATCAACACCAAGAGATTCTGTGGTGGTAAAGTTTGATTTAATAAACTCACTCATCGAAGGATACTTCATTCTCAGGACAAGATCATCCCCGAGATCTATATCTCTCTTGTGGTCCTTAGAAGTTTGGACTTTGATATCATCAAGATTAATCAAGGTTGGGACTTGAGTTGTATTGTCATCTGGACAAGTAATCAAAACCTCAACATCTTCACCAACAGATTTACCGCGAATATTCAAGAAGATATATTCAATATCAAATGTAGATAGTTCTTCAACTTTTACACCTCTAGTAATGATACAACCAGAGATGACATCTTTCACAGCATTTGCAATCTGCTTGTTATCCTCACTCTCCATCGCAATGATGAGGATTTTTTCTTCTTTAACAAGGAATGGTCTATACTTTATTTTCTTCTTCGTAGAGGGAATTTCCAACTCATATGTTGGCGTAGAGATCTTTGGTAAAGGCATAATAACCCAAAAAATTCAGTTATGAATATTTATGGCTCTCTGCTGGTACCTGTTATGTCTCTATAAACCTGACCACTGTTGATTGCTTCAGCAACGGAAACTCCACGAGGAATGAATCTAACACCACTTGCACCCACAGTGCTACCACGAACTGGGACTAAATTTTCTTGAGATTGTGATGCATCTTCTACAACAGAATTATTATTTTCAGTTCCTTGCTTGTTATCATCAAGTCCTCTGTAGATAGAGTAACTATCTGCTCTTCCAGCAATATATCTGTCAACATTAAATGTCACTGTTGCCTTGAGTATTTCAGAGTTTCCATAATTCACAGGTGTCGAGTTTAGTGATTGTGGAAACATTCCATAGAATGTATATTCAATATGATTATCATAATCTCTGTCAAACTTAATTAACTTAGTTTGATTACACTTATAATCTTCTGGATATAACATTCTGTAGTAATATCCTTCATCTGCTTGAGATGCTCCAGATCCACTTGCAATAAATTCCATCCAGTGCTCAAAGAATTTTATAGTTTTATATTCGTGGTCAACATAAAACTCAAGTTGAATTTCTGTATACTGACGAGTATGTGCAAACTTTTCAACAACACCCATATAGTTGCCAACAATATCTGCTGTGGCAAATGAACTTCCAGGTATTGCAGCAGCACTACAAAGTAATCCTGAAGTTTCAGTAATAAATCTATATCCCACACCTCTTACATTCAAGTGTTGTCTCAATGCAGTTGGCAATCCACCAAAAGACAGTTGATAGTGGGAGGTTTGTGCTAACCTTGATAATGTTGGTTTGAAGTCAGATATCTTTCTTGGTTTAGGTGCTGGCACTCTAAATACCTTATACGAGTATTACATTATTAAGTATTTAGATGGCATATAAAGGGAAATATCAACCTTCCAATCCAAAGAAATACAAAGGCGACCCAACCAATATCATTTACCGCTCTCTTTGGGAGCGCAAGATGATGAGATATTGTGACTTGAATGAAAATATTTTGGAATGGCAGTCAGAAGAATTTTGTATTCCTTATCGCTCACCAATAGACAATAGAATTCATAGGTATTTCCCAGACTTCTTTATCAAGTATAGAGATAGTGATGGGAAGATTAAGTCCTCTTTGATTGAGGTTAAACCTTTGAAGCAAACTACACCTCCACCAAAACCAAAGAGACAAACTCAAGGTTACATTCGTGAAGCATATGAATATGCAAGAAACCAGGCAAAGTGGGAAGCAGCAAAAGAATGGTGTCTTGATAGAGGTTATGAGTTTAGAGTTTTTACAGAAAAAGAACTCGGTATTAAGTAATGCCAAGAAAGACCGTCAAAGAGCAAAAACAGAAAAGACCTACGGATACTGATACTAACCGTAATCGTATCCGTGAGGTCACTGATAATCTTGTCGGAAATGAAGACCCAGATGATATTATGATGGAGTTGATGGAAGCTCTGAAAGATTCTGAAGTTTCCCCATCTAATGTTGAATCTGGTAAGTATTATATCTTTGTTTATAATCCCAAGACACCATTTGTTCAATACGACCAAAATCCATTAGTTGCCGTAACTGATATATTTCAGTGGGGTTTTCGTGGCATCAACTTTCATTGGTCTACTAGAACAAGTCAACCAACCAGACAATATACTCTGACTGAGGTTGCTGGTGGTGTTTATGAGGTATATGCTTCTGAGTTAAAAGACTTGAGAGCACTACCTTTTGCCAACTTCCGTCTAAATAGTTAGAAAAGCGTATAATGGCTGATCCATCCAGTAATCCTTCATTTGGTGTAGTAAGTGCTGATAATCAAGCACTTACTGACGCTGGTAGTTCTTTATCTGGACAGGGTACATTAGCAAAAGAAGGTGTCCTTCCTGGTATTGGTTCCAGAAGTGCATTAGGTCCAAAAGTATTTCACTATAGATATCCCCTCAAAAGAATTGAAGGTGGGTCGGATTATCTTTCTATAAGTATATTGGATTATGAGCCGGTAGGATTAAATATCAAATCAGTTATTAAACAAGAAGTAGTAAAAGATGATCAAGGAAAAGAAACTGATCAAGTGAAGTATACTCAGGTTAAAGATGCAAATGCTCTAAATGTTTCTTCTATAACAGCAAGAGAAAGATTAAAAAAACAAGGTAAAAACATAAACGGATTTATATATCTTCCAATACCACAAAATATTCAAGATGTAACATCTGTTACTTGGAGTGAGGATAGTTTAGATCCTTTGTCTGCTTTTGGTCTTTCTTTTGGTGCTGATGCTCTCAAAAATCCTGGAGAGGCAGTTAGAGCTTATCTAAATCTAGCTGGAAATAAACTTGGCGAACTTTCTAAAAGTGGTCCTGCTCAGCAGGCATTGATTGCCGCAATTTCTGGACAAGCATTAGGAACTTTGGGTGGTAATGTTAGTGCTTCTGGTCTTGTTGCGAGGGCAACAGGTCAAATATTTAATCCAAACACTGAGTTGTTGTTTAATGGAGTTAATCTTAGGTCCTTTAGTTTCTCATTCAACTTTGTTGCAAGAAGTACAAGAGAAGGACAAGAGATTAAGCAAATTATCAGAACTTTGAAAAAGTCTATGATACCAACCAATAACTCAACTAATGGTGCAACCAGTGGTGTTTTTATTGGAAGTCCAAAAGTATTCCAACTTGAATATAAAAAGGGTAATGCTCCTCATCCATTCTTGAATCGTTTTCAACCAATGGCACTAACTAATGTTGCTATGAATTACACTGGGTCAAATACTTATGCAACTTATTGGGATGGCACACCAGTTCATATGACGATGCAACTTGACTTCCAAGAACTCAACCCAATCTATACTGAAGATTATGATACTGATGATGGACAAATCGGAGTAGGTTACTAATGTCTTATTTCAGAGAGCTACCAGACTTATACTACCAGTCACCACTATCAACTCGCAATACTTCTACTGAGTATGTAAGAGTCAAGAATCTTTTCAGAAGAGTCAAACTTCGTGATGACTTGCAGAATGTATTTACACTCTTCAATAAGTATGAAATCCCTGAAGGGTCAAGACCAGAGTTGATAGCAGAAGAACTTTATGGATCTGCAGAATTAGATTGGGTTGTCTTACTTACTGCAGGTATTGTGAATGTAATTGACCAATGGCCTCTTTCAAACAGAGACTTATATGTCTATGCAGAGAATAAGTATGGTAATGAGTTAAACTCTGTGCGTTTTTATGAAACCACTGAAGTTAAAGATTCTAGTGGGAGATTAATTCTTCCAAAAGGAAAGATTGTATCCTCAAACTTCACTATTCCTAATCCATCTAATCCTCTGACAAACTTAAATCCAGTCACAGGAATCTCAAACTTCGAATATGAAGTTAGAAAGAATGAAGATAAGAGACTTATCTATATCTTAAAACCAGATTATCTGCAAGCATACATTGGCGATATGAGAAGAATTATGCATTATGAGAAGTCTTCTCAATACATCAATAGAAGACTTGCTGCTACAGAAAATACTAGAAACACCTCACCACAATAGGTCGAGATTCTTATCAAACATCATAACGTATCGGTGCTTGCGGGAGCGGTCTTTCCATTCTCCCTCAGCACCTTTTATTTTGCCGCGTGAATGCTTGGTGCCGTCTGCGTAATAGAAGTCTTTTTTAGCATCTGTAAGCCCACAATATTTAAAGTTACAAGCGCGATAAATTGT